CCTTGGAATTACACGGCACAAACCCTCATTCCGAATATAAGAATTTCTATAAAGACCCGATAGTTCTAAGTCCTGAAAAAGTCCTAAAAGACCAAGAATTTAAAGAAAATTATAAACCTCTGGTTTTAAGCGAAATACTTGAAGAAGCAAAAAGGAATAAGGAAGAAAAATGAATGTATTTGACATTTTTTCGGGGATAGGGGGATTTTCAATAGGCTTGGAAGCTGCAAGCATGCAGACGGTTGCTTTTTGTGAGATTAACCCATTCTGCCGGCAGATATTAAAAAAACATTGGCCATCCATACCGATATTTTCTGATATTACCGTTATAGACAAGGAAGACTTAAAAGCTCTGCCAAGAATAGACGTAATTGCGGGAGGATTTCCCTGTCAGGACATATCGGTAGCAGGCAAGCAGAAAGGAATAGCAGCTAAACGCTCGGGATTATGGAAAGAATTTGCGAGGTTAATCAATGAAATTAGACCCAAATATGCAATTATCGAAAACGTGGCAAACCTTCGCAGCCAAGGACTTATCAGCGTCCTGCAAGATTTATGGGCGATCGGGTATGATGCGGAATGGCATTGTATACCGGCTTCCGCCCTTGGTGCACCTCACAGACGGGATAGAATATGGATTATTGCCCACCCCGCTTGCATCGGTCAAATCGGATTGTCCGTCGGAAAGAAGGAGACGGAATCCGAACTTGGAGGCGGTAGTGAAGATGTTTCCGACACCGATAAGCAGGGATTACAAGGATGTAGGAGATTTAAAGAAATTAGCCAAATATGCACACAAGAGCAGGTTAGCATGTATCGTCGCGGCAGAGGCATTAAGCAATGGGGAGAAGAGCCTGTAGAAGCACCGAGACTAAAAGACGATCGTTTAAACCCTGATTGGGTGGAATGGCTTATGGGTTATCCTATTAGCTGGACAGATGGAGGTAGTCGCATGCAGCGCCTTATGGCACTTGGTAATAGCGTTGTACCTTTAATTCCTGAGTTTTTAGGAGAAGCAATTATAAATCAACCGTTAATTTTACAATAAAAAAATTAGTAGAGGTTAATTAAATGACTAAATGGAATAACTTTAACGATGCCGAGGATCAAATGTCTTACGAACTAATACCGCATAAAACCATAGCAAAGGTCAGGTTATTACTTAAAAAAGGCAACCATGTTACAAAAGAATGGCCGGAAGGCTGGGCTACTAAGAGTAAATCCGGTACTTGCATATATCTTGCCTGTGAATTTGTGGTTTTAAGCGGAGAGTATGAGAATAGAAAGATCTGGAGCAATATCGGTCTTCATAGCGATAATTCCCCGCTATATGCTGAAATCGGTAGGAGCACGATTAAAGCCATTCTTAACTCTGCGCGCGGATTACATTCAAAAGATAAATCACCGGAGGCTTCAAGTCAGAGACAGATTAAGAGCTTTGCCGATCTTGATAATTTACAGGTAGTAGCTGAAATTACCATTAATGATAAAGGCGACAAGCCTTGCAATGAGATCAAGACCATAATTACGCCCGATCATGTTAGATATAGTGAGTTTATGGACGAGAGAAACGGTAAGTTTCCGATTAACTATAAAAAGACCGGTGATAAACAAACTGATAGTACTTTTGAAACAGAAGATAAATTGCCGTGGGGGTAATGATGAGCCAAGAGATACAACGACATATTACCGGTATCTACAATGAGTTAGACCAATATCATAACAATAAAGGTCTGGCTGAAATTTGTTATTGGCATTCTTGTAAGCATTTTAAGTATAACGAGGCTTTTCAGGCAGCTTTTTTTCAAATGGAGAGGCAGATAAAACTGGTTACTAAAAATTTAGCACAGTTATCGGAGTCGATAGACGACTTTGAAATATATATTAACCAATGTAAACGATTGATTTTATTAGAAAAAGAGAAAGATACAAACTTTGCGGAAGTTTATAATAAGTATCACGCAAAATTAAATGGAGTAGCAGATGAAGGGAAAATGTGAAGAGGTTGTAATAGACCGTTATTTAAGAGGTAATATTAGCAATGAGTTTAAAGATGAGCTTTTGTGGGTAATTAACGAACGGCGCGATAACGGTCAATATTTAGAAGTCTTATTTAGATTGTTAGAAGACGAAAGCTTGGAAAAGCTTAAGATTCTGGAGACTATAGTAGAGATGGTAAAAAAACAAATGATTGCAGGTAGTAGAGACATTCCGCTAAAAACCCCTAAAAAGTTTGTAAACAAATTGCTAGAGGAGTTGGAACATGAGCTATCTGAGTAATCATGAGACTATAACATGGAAGGAGGCGAGCATTAAGTTATCGCAATTAAAAGAATATACCCATAATCCGAGGAAAATAACGAAGGAAATGCTGGATAAGTTAGCGTCTCATATAAAAGAGGACGGGTATCATCAAAGGATAATAGTAGATAACGATTACACCATTATCGGCGGCCACCAGCGTAAAAAAGCTTTATATATGGCAGGTTACGATGATGAGACTGAAATTGAGGTGTTAGTGCCTACTAGGAAACTAACAACTGCCGAAATAGACAGGCTAAACATTAGAGATAATCTAGCGTTCGGTGAATATGACTTTGATGTGCTAACGGAGAGATTTAATATGGACGAACTATTATCCTTTGGCATGGATGAGGAAATGCTCGCGCCTATATTTGATAAAGCCATATTAGAAGAAATAGGGGAAGAAGGGGAAATAGAGCTCCCGGCAGAAGCTGCTTCCCAGCTAGGCGATATTTATCTGCTTGGGTCTCATCGTTTAATGTGCGGTGATTCTACTAACCCGCAGCATGTTGAAAAACTAATGAATGGAGCAAAGCCGATTTTAATGGTAACAGATCCGCCTTATGGGGTGAATTATGAGCCTGAGTGGCGTAATGAAGTAGGCAAAGGGGCTAGAAGCACAGGCAAGGTACTAAATGATGATAGATATGACTGGTCTGAGGCTTACTCTCTGTTTACAGGTGATGTGGCTTATGTCTGGCATAGTGCTAAGTATACTCATAAATTTGCCGAACATATAGAAAATAGCGGCTTCGAGTTAATAAACTTAATTATTTGGTCTAAGCAGCATTTGGTACTAAGCAGGGGAGACTATCACAATAAGCACGAGCCTTTATGGTATGCGGTAAGAAAAAGCCAGAAAGCAAGGCATAATTGGCAAGGCAGGCGTGATCAAACAACAGTATGGGATATAGATAATAATAATTACGGAGCAAAAACAAAGGAAGAACAAACCGGTCACGGTACGCAAAAACCGATGGAGTGCATGCTAAGACCAATACTTAATAACTCCGCGCAAGGTGAGAGCGTATACGATCCGTTTGGCGGTAGCGGTACTACGTTAATTGCCTGCGAGAGGTCAAAGCGTAATTGTTACATGATGGAATTATCCCCGGCTTATGTTGATGTTATAATAAAGAGGTGGGAAAAAGAAACCGGATTAAAAGCGGTACTGGAAGGTGGCAAGTAAAGTTTTATTAGAAGAGGAAAAAAATCTAGGAGGACGTCCTCCTATTATGCTTACCGATGAACAAAAAAATATGGTGCAGCAGATGGCTAAGGTTTCAACCGTACAACAAATAGCGGATTATCTCGGTATACACAGAACTACCTTTTTTGACATTTTAAACAGAGACGATGAGGTTTCCCTACTCTATAAAAAAGGAAGAGTAGAAGGGCATTATTTTGTAGCAGGACACTTGATGAAAAAAATTAAAGGAGGCGATACTACTGCCATGATTTTTTATCTTAAAACTCAATCTAGATGGAAAGAATCTACGGAAGAGCCGGAGGTACAACCGGTAAAAATAGAAACTCCGGAAGAGAAAGCCGAAAAGCTAAGAGAGGACAGATTATATATGGAATGGAGAAGTCAGCGTTTAAAAGAAGAAGAGAAAGAAAATATAAAATGAATCATATTAGACGCGCAGAATCTTATCTTTATGAATTTTTCAAGCAATCCTGGCATGTTCTGGAAGGAGGAACCCAGTATGTCCATGAGTGGTATTTAGAAGAAATAGCTAAAAGTTTACAGGATTGTTTAGAAGGAAAAATTAAAAGTTTATTAATAAATCTACCGCCTCGCAAAGGAAAAACCAATTTAATATCGATAGCATTTCCTGCGTGGGTATGGATTAACTACCCTGAAAAGAAGTTTATCTGTGCTTCTTATTCTAATTCACTTGCCTTAAAGATAGCCGATAAAAGCCGCTTACTTATTGAAAGCAACTGGTATCAGGAGAGGTGGGGAGATAGATTTAAATTGCGGAAAGACCAAAATTCCAAGAGCTATTTTGTTAATGATAAGACGGGGTATAGAATTTCAACGAGTGCGGGTTCTTTTATTACCGGATCAGGAGGGGATATACAAATTACCGATGACCCGAATGACCCAAGCGGCGAATCGGAAGCAAGACTTGAAGCAGTAAATATATGGTGGTCTCAAAAATGGTTCAATAGGGTTAATGACGGGCGAACGGCCGTAAGGATTGTCGTACAGCAAAGATCGCAAAGTGAGAATGATATATCAGGAAATATTATTAAAAATGACATAGATAATCAGTGGTTAAAATATATTCTCCCTATGGAATATGAGCGCGGCGTTAAATCTGATTTTAATGACGCCCGAACAGAAGAAGGGCAGTTGCTTAGTAACAGAGATACTGCTGAAGTAGTAAAACAGATTAAGAGAGAAATGGGCTCTTACGGGTATGCTGCGCAGTATCAGCAAAGACCAGCTCCTATGGAAGGAGGAATAATTAAAAAACACTGGTTTAGACTTTATCCTTACGAATTACCGCTTCTTGAATATATCCTGCAATCATGGGATACGGCATTAACTGCTAAAGATGAGTCCAGTTATTCTGCCTGTACTACATGGGGAGTATTTAAGGATAACTACGATAATGAAAATGTCATATTACTCTCAAGCTGGCGGGATAGACTGGAATATCCCGATCTTAGGGAAAGGATGAAGAGATTGGCAAATGATTATAGGGATACCGGTTTTACTCCTATATCTTTTAATTCAAGATATAGTCCTGATTTGATAGTGGTAGAAGCTAAAGCTTCAGGTGATCCGCTTATGTCCGAGCTTAAGAGAGCGGGAATATATGCCCGTCCTTTTATACCTAATAAATACGGCGATAAATTGCAAAGAGTAAGGTTAATCAGTAGCTTAATTGAGAGCGGAGTTGTTTGGATACCTACTAGAAAGAATGATGTATCTAAACCTGCTGATTTTGCCGATGAGTTTATAACAAGTGTTAGTTATTTTCCAAACGTTAGTTCAAGGGATTTTGTCGATACGATGACCCAGGCATTAATAACGCTTAGGGACGGTAATCGTATTTCTCATCCTAAAGACTACGTAGAGCCGGAAGAATATCAAGAAACAATAAGGGTATATTAAATGAAAAGAAGAAACAAAATAGAATTACCGGATATGTTTGACTCAAGCCTGTTGCTACCGGAAATAGACAATGCCGAGATTAATAAGGTTGAAGATTTAGAAGACGGCTCATCCGTTTATGAAATAGGAGCAGGAACAGAGAATAGCCCTAAAAATGATAAGTTTGATGCAAACCTTGCCCTTGCGATGAAGGAAGAAACGCTAGAGAAGATATCGACTTATATTTTAGATGCTATTGACGACGATATTACGGTAAGGCAACCCTGGCTTGATATACATAACAAGGTAAAGAAATATCTAGGACATAATCTTGAGGACTTGGAGAAGCAACCTTTTGATCAGGCATGCAGAACATTTGATACGACGCTTAGTACGGCATTAATTCGTTTTTGTGCTACCTCTAGAGCAGAATTATTACCCGATAGCGGTCCGTGCGGTGCTAAGATATTCGGACAAGACAGTGAAAAACTTGAAGAAATAGGAAAGGTAAGGAGTCAGTGGCTTAATTATTTTTTAACCATAAAAGATTCGGCTTATTATAAAGATTTTGAGAAGTCCTTATATTATATAGGGTTTTACGGAACTATTATAAAAAAAGTCTACTATGATGATGTTTTAAAAACTCCACTGGCGAGATTTATTTTACCGGAGGATTTTTTAATAAATATTGATTGTACTTCGATACTCGAGTCAAGCAGGCTTACTCATATTCTAAAATTATCTGCCCGTGAGGTATTGATTAATCAGAAGAGCGGGATTTATAGAGACGTTGAACTTCCTTATTTAAAAATTGACGGGAGTGATAATAATAATAGTTCTAATAATCAAAAAGACGATTCCAGCAAGATAAACAATCTTATTAATCTTGATACTTATAAACAGAGGACTCTGCATGATATTTATGAGAGTCATATCTATTTAAATCTAGAGACTTTTGAGGTTGATTATAGCAGCGAAGAGATAACGGAAGTTGCCAAGCCTTATATAGTTACTATTGATAAGGAAAGTCGGGAAATATTAAGCATCAAACGCAACTGGCGGGAAGGAGACGCGGAATTTAAAAGAAGAAAATATTTTGTAGCCTATCATTTCTTTACCGGTTTTGATATATGGGGACTAGGGATGGCAAGGATGTCGGGAACAAATGCCATCGCAGTTACCAATATGTTAAGACAGACTGTTGATGCTGCTACTTATCAGAATTTGCCTGCCGGATTTATTGACCAGGGAGCTACAAAGCAGCAAGTAACTGATATAGTACTTGGTGCCGGTCAGTGGAAAATCATGAATACCCAAGGCTCAAAAAGCATAAGAGATTTATTTGCTCCCCTTCCTGCAAACGGTCCTTCTCAAAGTCTGATGCAATTACGTCAGGAAATAATAGCCCAGATGCAGGATCAGCTATCTACTACGGAACTTGGCATGATGGATAGTAAGGAAGATATCCCTTTTGGGACGGCTATTGCATTTTTGGAAGAAAATAAAAAAATCCAGTCGAGTGTTTTAAAATCTCTGCATGCCTCTTTCTCGGAAGAATTAAGATTACTTGATGATATTTTTAAGGAAGTTGTTGATAGAGAAGAATTTTTTATTAACGGCGAGCAATTTATTATTACCAAAGAACATTTTATTGACAGTGTGCAGGTAGTACCGGTATCCGACCCGTCAGTTAACTCTAATATCCAGAGAGTTATGAAAGCTGAGGCGATCTTTCAAACGGCAATGCAATTACCGGATAAAGTTAATACGATAGAAGCATTAAAAATGGTATTTCAGGCGCAAGGATTAGATGAGAATCTTATAGACAACTTAATTATCAAAGATCAAGAAGTAGAGCCTGCCGATCCTATTACCGAGAATATGAACATGATGCAGGGAAAAGCCGTCAAAGCGGGAATCGAGCAGAATCACGATGCACATATTATAGTACATTCTGCTCTTGAGGATAATGATGCGGCTAGAGCCCACATACAGGAGCATATGGCATTTAAATTCATGTTAGAGATGGAGGAGGCTATGGGTATTGATTTAAGCCAAATTGATCAAAGTAACCTAGAAGTACAAAATATAATTGCTTTAAAAGCAGCAAGAGCCGTAGAAGAACTTGGCTTAAATAAGCATGCCGTCGATAACGAACCTATAGACCCGAATGAGCTCCTTGCTGCGGAAATAGAGCAAAAACGGGAAGAAAATATTATCAAGAAAGAGATTGCGGATCAGAATCTTGAAAAAGAAATCTTTAAAAGCCAGCTTCATTTTGAAGAAATGAAAGAAAAACTAAAAGCCGAAAAAGAAATGGCATTGCTCGATGCAAGAATTGAGATGGAAAGAATAAGAAGTAAATTAGGAGCGTAAAATTATGAAAGACCATGAGTACATTTTAACCAAAACCATAGATTTAATAAAAGACAATCTGGAGGTGGTAGAAGATAAGTTAATCGGCGGCGGTTTATCTTCTATGGAAGATTATAAGTATCACTGCGGACTTAGATATGCTTTTGACGCAATTTTATCAAACATTAACGAATTTTCTAAAGAGGAGTAAAAATATGATAGATATGGGATTATTTGAGAGAGAAGAGATAGCTATTAACTATGATGATTTTAATATACACGAAGAATTAAAATTATTTGAAGATTGTAAGTCTCATCCGACCAAAATACTAATCAGGTTATATATAAAACCTAATAAAGTCGGCTCGCTTTATGTGCCTAATAGTAAATCCGTTTATGAAGAAATGGTAGGGTATGTAGCTAAAATGGGTCATTGTGCCTTTACGGGCGAACGCTACAAGGAATGGGGAGAGTGGTATAAGATAGGGGACTGGGTAGCTTTTCCAAGGCATGCCGGCATTAGATATACCTATAAGAATTTACCGGTATTTTCAATAATGGATGATTCGCCTCTTCTAGTAGTATCCGATCCAAGAGACGTTAAATAATTAAAAAAGGAATAATACAAATGAAAGAGAAGGAATTAGAATTTGATAATAAGATTAATGAAGTTTTATCCGGCTTGCTTGATAATAACGAGCCGGAAGAACAGGAAGGTCTAGCTGAGGATAAAGTTAATATCAATCTTGAAGCTAATGCCGAAAAACCTTTAGAAGAAGAGGTATCAAGCCGGCAGGAAGAAGAACCTCCTATTAACGCCGCCGATCTATTTAAGGATAAATATTATCAAGAGAAGAAAAAGAGAAAAACTGCATTAGCCGATCGTCAAAAGTTAGAGCAGGAAAATCAGGAATTAAAACAATTTCTTAACGGCACTATTGAGAATAATACTAAATTGTACGGCCAGAATTTATACAATGATTTAGAGCGAATCAGGAGTATAAAAAAGCAGGCATTACTTGGCGATGATCCCGATTTGTTTTTAGAAGCCGACGAGCTTCATAAAAAAACAATGATGAAGATTAATGAATTTGAGAATCTGGCAAGCCATAGTCCTACCGATAAAACAAAGCAGGAAGAGTCCCCTATATCTACTGAAGCCGATATTGATAATAGCGTGGCCGAGCAGCAGCTTTCTAAAGCACAAGAGTGGTTAGATGATCGTCCGGAATTAATAGAAGGGTCTTCGGATTACAATCCTCAAATTCAGAAAGAAGTTGCAGCTTTTATTCAAAAATTAGATCGGGATTTAAGAAAGAAAGGCAGAAGTAATGAGATATTAAGCGATCAATATCTAGATGAAATTGATGACTTTATTGATAGGATAAAAATAAAAAAGCCCAAAGACGGTTATACTACTTCAAACGTCGGGGGGGTTAGGAATAGCTTTAGCAATAACGATGCCAATAAGGTGCGTATTACTTTGTCGGATTTTGACAAACAGATGGCTAAAGAACTGAAAATGAGTGAAGAACAGTATTTAAAATATCAATACAAAAGAAGAGGCTAATTATTATGAAAAACGAAAGAAGAACAAGGGATACGGAAAATAGAATGTTTGATAAAGACGAAAGTAGGACTTTTTATAATCATGATTACATTAATCCCTTAAGTGTTCCGGAGCACGTAAAAAAACCCGGTTTTGAATATTATTATGAAAGAAGAAGTTTAAAAGGACAAATGGATACGGCTCTAACGATGGCTTATCGCAGGGGGTGTAGACCGGTAAAAATTAGTGATGATCCAAATAGAATT